CGGCGTGTTGGCCAGAGTGTTGTCCGTGAGCGTGACGGCCCAGCGACGAGTGGCTACAGGCTGCGTGCCAAGCGTGAAGTCAGACGAGCGTGCCAGTTCGGTGACGGATGCAATGCCCATCAGTTGGGATCCCCGAATGACGAGTAGCCAACAATGGCCACCGGCTGGTTGAAGTAGTTGCTGGCCGCCTGGCCGATGCCGAGGGCAATCCGCTCGAGCAGTTTGGTCTGCAGACGCTCCTGAATGAGCCGTGGATCCTGGGCATTAGCCGCCAGATTCAGCACCAGGGCGGCACCCTCAGCGGTGCGGATGTCGCTGCCCGTGATGGTCTGCGAGCCGAGCGTGTTGAGTTTCTTGAGCCGCTCTTCCTGTCGCTTGGCTTCGGCCTCGGCGGCCTTCTGCTGCTCTTCCAGAACCTTCTGCTGGTACTTGTAGATTTCTTCCTGCACTCGCCGCTGCTCTTGAGCGGCAGACTCAGCGGCTCTGCGTTGTTGATCTTGGTATCTCTCCTGTAGCCGCAGAGCTTCATCCTGCGCTTTTTTCTGATCAGCAATGGCCTGCTTTGAAGCGTCCTCCCGTTTCTTTTTCACGTCGTCCAAATGCTTGAGTTCGTTTGTGAATAGTTCCTGCTGCCGAGCCACTTCAGCGTCGAACGCGGCTTTGTCCAATATGCCTGCCTGCGCTTGCTGTTGAGCAGCGGCTATGCCACGCTCAAGCCGCAGGGCAGCCTCGGCACCGGCTTTGCCAAACTCTTGAGATTTTGTAATAAGCCTGTCGATGTTCTCGTTAACGGCTTGGAACGCAGCCTGAAAACCTTGGCCAAAGCCTTGCGCAAGTGCCTGCTGCTGGTCTTTAAGCTTGGCCTGCAGCTGGTCAAGCTCGCCTTGCCGAGCGGCTGCGGCATCAGCCTCGGCTGCGTTGTTGGCCTCTCGTGCTGCTGCTAGTTGTTCCGACACACGGGCCTGCTCCCGCTGCACGATTAGTAAGTCCTGCTCAATGCGGGCTGCCTCGTCGTTGGTCTGCAGCAGTTGGGCAAGCCGATCACGGTCGCCTTTGAGGAGTTTCTGCTGCTCGGCCGCAGCCTGCTTGAGCTTGTCCACTTGCTTGTCGTACTCGGCATTGGCAGCCTGAACGCCAAGACGCAAGGTATCTTCGTTGATGATGCCGGATTCAAACTGCTGCCGCAGTTCTTCCAGCTTGTTCTGAAACTGAAGTGCTGCGTCAAACCCCGCTTGGCCGAACTGCGCTGCGTCGTCAATCGCCTGCGATATCTCGGCCCGCAGCCCGGCGACGGTGGCCTGAGCGTCGGCTTCAATCTGCAGTTGGATCTTGGCGTCGTTCTCCAGGCGGTCGATCTCGTCTCGGAACGCATCACCGGCCTGAGCGGCAGCACGCCGAAACGTCTCTTCGTTGATCAGCCCGTTGTCCAGCTGTGCCTGCAGTTCTCGGATCGCCTCTTGATACTGTAAGGCGGCGTCGAAGCCGGCCTGCCCGAAAGCGGCCGACTCGTCAATGGCGTCACTGACGCTTTGTCGCACCCTGTCGAGCGATTTCTGCAACGCCTCAGCTTCAGCCTGCGATTGCTCAAGCGAATCGGCGAACTGCGACACAGCACCGGCAGAGCTCTCGGCCTCTTGGCCAAATACGTCCAACGCGCTTCCAAGCAGATTTAGCTGGCTGATGACCGGAATCTGGTTTGCAAGCGATGAGCCAAGAGCTTGAGAAGCAACTTGGTTTTCTTGAGAAAACCTGTTTACGGCAGCAGTGATTTCAGTGAACGCACGAGTGACGTTGGCTGCGGTGTCAGCAAACGCAGCCGAAGACTGGTCTGCAAAGCCCTTGGCGGCGATAGACGCCCGATCAAGCTCATCGCCGAATCGGGCGATCTGCTCACGTTGTCTGTCAGAGATTGCCGCACCGAGCCGCTCGAGCTCCTCGCGCGCGGTCGCCAGTTCGTCAAATACTGGCAGCAGTTCCAGCCCGGCCTTGCCGAACAACTGCAGCGCAACAGCCGCACGACGAGCCGGGTCGTCAATCTGAAGCAGTGCAGCGGCTACATCGGTAAACAGCTGCTCCGGCGTGGCGGCCCGCACCTCATCAATCGAAATGCCAAGATCGCCGAACGCAGACACAGCGGCACTGGAGCCGCCGCGTGCATCATTCACGGACTTCAGGAAACGATTGAACGAACTGCCCAACTCATCGACGCTGGTGCCGGTCTTGACGGCCGCCACCTGCAGCACTTGGATGAAGTCGAACGACACGCCGAGCCGGGATGCCAGCTGCGTCAGCCGCTCCACCTCGGCCTCAAGCGTCAGCAGGTTTCTGCCAACGGCAACGGCAGCGGCCCCGAACGCAGCGGCGGCAGCCGCAGCAGCTGTGAACGGTGTGATCAGTGACGCAGCCGCAGTGCCGAGCGAAGACAAGTTGCCGTAAATGTCCCCGGTGAACACCCGCTGCAAGCCCTGTGCGGCACTTGTGATTCCAGACAGCCTGCCCGCAATGTTGCCAAGCGGCCCAGGCAGGGCGGCAAAGATGCCGCTGATCTCGTTGAACTTGAGCCCTTCGGTCGCAGCCTTGCCTACGCTTTTCCCAAGCGTGTCGGCAGACTTGCTTGCCCGCGCTAACGCAGAATCAGCCTGAGCGACTCCACGGGCGTAAGTCTCGCTGCTAATCGCACCGAGCCGCACAAGCTCGTTGAGGCGTGAAATCTTTTCGGCGTGAATCTCCTGCTCTGTGCGGAGTTCTCTGGTGACTCGCACGCCCTCTTCAAAGGCGTCGGCGGTCTGTCGGACCTCTTGCTGCAGTGCCTCAAACTGCTTGGCGTATTCCTGAGCGTTGAGTCCGCCGGCCAGCTGCTGCGCGAGTTCGTCAAACCGCTGATTGAGAGAAGCCTGGGCAGTCGCTGCCGCTTGGCTGTCCTTCGTGAACTTGTCGAACACGGCCGTAGTCTTGTCGGCCTGCTGCCCTAGCTTCTCCAACGCCCGCTCAGCCGGCGTCAGGTTCTTCACCACGCCAGAGGCGTCGGCGGAAACCTTCATTGCTAGTGAGAGGATGTTGGCCATGGCTGCTACTGCTCAAAGATGCCGGTGAGCTTTGCGAGCTCTCGGGCCATTTCGTCAGAAGTTTGTGGTGGTTTTTCTGTCGGAACGAAATCGGACGCCTTTGGTGCCTTGCCTCGTTCGCTGTACGGTGCGAGCACGGCACTGGTGAGTAAGCCTGTCTGCTGCCACGGATCCGGCAGAGCGTGGTAGTAGCGAGTGAACGCCACCCACTCACTAAGCTCTTGCGAATCCATGCGGCGAGACAACTCCCGCACCGTCATGCCTAGGTGCCCGGCGAGGCGGAACAGGAACCTCCGCATCGGCCGGGTCTTCAGTTTTTTGCCAACTCCTCCACGTCGCTCTCGGTCATGTTGTTGTGCTTCATGGCCCGCTCAAAGAGCTTCGACACCACGGCCGAAGACTTCTTCGCCAGCTGCTCAATGCCCTGCTCGTCGAAGAGCCGCTCGCCGCTTTCGGGATGGCACAGGCAGCGGGCAAGGTACTTCGTGCGGAAGTTGTCGATGCCACGCTCCTTGTTGCCGATCCACTCCTTCTCGTAGGAGTCACGCTCTTCGACGGTCATGACACGGATGCCGAGCACCAGCGGCTTGCCGGTGGAGTCCTTCCACTCCTTCACCGTCACCTTGAGCACCGACAAGTCGTCAGAGGCGAGAATCTGGGCGGCGAGTTCCTGCACAGTCAGAGCCATGGCATCTCCTATGGTTGGATTCGTAACGTGACGCTGTACCGCGCCACGTCATTGGCGATGCCCTGGAGCGTGAACTTCTCAAGCACGGCGTTGCCGGAATAGGCGAGGCCGCCACCGGCAATGGACACCGCAGCACGCTTGCCGTACTTGGCGGTCGAGATGTTCGCAGTCGTCAGGCACGATATCTCTATAGTGCCAACGTCAAGCGTCCACGTACTCGCACGCGCCAGCGGCAGCGAGCCGCCGTGAGTCACACGCAGTTCGGTGACTTCACCGAATGACGTACCATCCCACGTTGCCGTGACGCCCGTTGCGTATGTAGCCATGACGGGGCTCCGTCATGGCTACGAGCGGGCGATGCGGAACGTCACCTGGCCTCGGATAGCGTCCTGCGTCGCCAGCGTCAGCGTGGAACTCTGGACAGTCCCAGCACGGGCAAGCAACTCGACACCACCCACGACGATCTTGATGGTGCCGGTAGAACGGTCGGCAATGAGCGTCTTGCCGACGTAGTCCAGCTGCACGGTCTGTCCGGTGTCGCCACTCACGGAGCCGGCCAGCGGCAGGTCGAGAGTCTTGGCGGTTTCGCCAGCAGTCTGGCCCAGATGGGCCACATTGATCTTCTCATCCTCAGCAGTCGGGTCGGTCGCCGAGATGACGACGTTGGTCACGGTGTAGACCGTGGCAGTGGTCGGCCACGTCACGACTGTACCGGCACCATCATGCGGCGTCTCAAATGGCATCGTTCAAATCTCCTGCCAGAGGATTGAGTACTGCTGATTCACCGTGAGAATCGGCGGCAGGTCGCCTCCCGCCAACTGCACCACGCCGTCCGATTCCGTGTCCAACGACACGTTCCTGACGCTCACGTAGTTTTCCACGCCGGTGCCGTACCCATCCAGAACCGAGCGGCACTTGTCGGCGATGTCCCTGGCCTCGCCGTACGTCTCGGCGTACACGTCCACCGACAGCAAAACCACGCCCATACCCATTGGGCCGGACAGCGACTGCGTACGCTGGATGCCCGTGCGACGCCAGGTGATAAACGGCAACGCCGCCGAGGCCGGTGCCACGACGGGGTAAACACGCTGGCCGACGATGGCGGCCACGGCAGGATCCGCCACCAGGGCGTTGGCTAGCAGCTGCTCAGGGGATTTGAGTGGCATGACTACCCTCCTGCCTGGATGACGGCACCGGACACGCTTCCTGTGCTTGATGCGGTGATCTTCGCTAATGCCGCCTCAAGCGAGATGCTCAGCTCACGCTGCAGGATCTCGGCCACTTGGCCACGGGTTTGGTTCCATGCGGTCTGCACTGGTGGACGCCCGGCAGTTCCCCCGGCAGGCATCGCAGGTATGCGGATGGGCTGCTTGGATTTCTTGAAGAACGCACGCGGGTAGGCCGGGTCAGTGACGAACTCGCCTGACTCGTTTTTCAGCACTCGGAACGGACCGAGCCGGTTGTAGCTTGAGGCGATGTAGGCGTTTTGACCGCTTACGGTATGAGCCGAAACGTTGGCCACTTTGCCGGACTTCATCCGGCGCGTGTGTGCCTTGCGCTGGTATGGCTTTTCGGACCGCGTCGTAATGACACGATCCTGGGTTCCGTACTCAAGCCACCACTGATGAAACGCACGGTCATTGCCTGCACGCACGCTTCCGCCTGCGGCGCGAGACGATGAGCCAGTGCCAGCCCGGTTGTAGCCAATAAGCCCGACAGCACCGCCGTTCTTTGGGTACTTGACGGTCTTGTAGGCAACGGCCCGTTTCAGGTTGCCCGTGGGGCCGACAGGCGTGACTTCCTGCAGACGCAGGTACGCCGGCCAGATGGCACGCTCCAGTGCCTGCTCCAGCGTGGCCGCCAAGCCAGCATTATCAAACAGGTTCCGCAGTGCTTCGGCTTTAGCTTTAAGATCCGATGCGTCCACGGTAATGGCAATGAAGGCCACTAGATGGCCTCCTGGCACAGCAGCTCGTGCTCTGTGCGGTTGCCGTGCTCAAGGATGCTGACGATCTCCAGCGTGCGGCCACGCCACTGCAGACGCATCTGCTGCGTGAGCCCGGTGAGATACCGCATCCGCACCCGATGGCTGGCCTCAGTCTGCTGCTGGCCCTGCAGGAAGAACTCACGGGCCGAGATGCCTTCGACGCTGGCCCAGCGTTCGGCAAACGTGCCCCAGGTCTGCGTGGCCTCTCCAAGCGGCGTACGGCTGTCCGTTGCCTGCTG